TACTCACCATTTCCAGCTACATAGGTCAAATTATGCTTCCAAGCAATACGAAACATTTTTGTATACTATAGTATACAACAAGTTAGGTTTCAATTTTTACGCTTGAACTTTTTAAAGGTTCCTTTAGCTTTCAGACCAGCCTCAAATATTTCTCCTGCTTGCTGGGCGGTCAACGTATCCAAATCAGTCCCCTTAGGAATACTTACACATGCTGGTTTTTTCCCTGTAGAACTTTGACCCGACTTCATCAAGTAAGGTCCATATTGACCCGTGCGAATCTGGAAAGGCCCAAGAGTTCTCGCAGGAGATTCTTGTTTTGCCTCTAGTTTTAGGATAATCTCTTCCAATGATGTGTCTTCTAGGCAATTTACTCTGACTCCATTACACTCAGCATAGAGACCATAGGGTCCTTTTTTCTTTAGCACTGGATGACCGTTATGATCTCCAAGTGAAGACCCTTGTTTCTGTTTAATAACAGAATCAATAAATGCTTTGACCTCTTGTTCGGTTATTGTAGAGAACTGCTTTCCAGCAGGCCATCCATAGAATACTGTTTCCTCCTTCGTTGCTCCTTCTTTCAACAAGAGTGGCCCTTTGCCACTCATGACGGCAATGATTGAATCTCCAAACTCCCTTCTTCTAGAGTTCCCTTGACTATTTGAACTGGTCTTCAATGTGTCAATGCGACCCTTATAGGAATTCCAGGTGTCTTCTAGAACTTTCTTCCAAGGTTCAGAGCCTTCTGCGATTTTATCTAGACGGGATTCCATGGATGCCGTGAAATCGAAAGCAAAGAGATCTGGGAAATTCTTTACTGCGAATTCCAGAATACTTTGGCCAAGAGGAGTTGGAAGGATTCTGGATTTCTCTCCACCTTTTTTTAAGATGAAACTTTCAGAAGAAGGAGGCCATTGGTTAAGAGAACTCAAGAAATAGGTTTTGGATGTCTGAGTTACCGCAGGAATATCCTTGATTTCAACGTATGTCTTGTCTACAATGGTGGCAATAAGAGACGCAAAGGTCGAAGGTCGTCCTATGCCTTTCTTTTCCAGTTCCCGCACTAGAGTTGCCTCAGTGTAACGACCTTGAGGCTTTGATTCCTGGGGCTTCGCCTGAAGGCTCTTCCAGGCAACCAGTTGACCTTCCTTGATACCTTCTGCTAGTTTCCAAGAAGCTTCTGGAGTTTCTTGTTCTTCTGTGTCTTTATCTTCTGCTAAACCAATTTGAGCATCCTTCTCATCGGCGATCTTCCAGCCTTGAAAGAGTGTTCGTTTCCACTTGGCTTCCCATGGGAAATCAGTTCCATCACCATCAAGATCAAAGAGAATGGACCGAGATTCACCCTTTGCCTGTGCCATTATCGATTGAATTGCTCTTAGCCAAACCAGATGATAAATCTTTTTATCCTGAGGAGACCAGTCTTCAGACTCAGGAAGTTGACTATTCTCAAAATGCGTAGGGCGAATGGCTTCGTGGGCTTCTTGGACGGGTGCTGGGCCTTTAACCTTCTTACCAATCTTAAGTTCCCCAAGATACAGTTTTCCCCATCTGGATTCCACAGTCTTCTTGGCATTTAGAACTGCTTCCTCGCTCATGGTTGTCTGGTCTGTTCTCATATATGTTATATGCCCTGCTTCATAGAGTTTCTGGGCGATTCCCATACTTCTCTTGGGATTACAGTTATATAAGTTACTTGCCTGTTGCTGAAGAGTGCTAGTCATTAGAGCTTGAGGGGGTGACTCCGTCCATGGCTTCGTGGCCGCCGACCGAACCTTTCCTCCAGGAGTATCATGATGATTCTCCAGATAATTCAGGGCAGACTCATCGTCTCCTAGAGCCTCCCCCATTGTAGCAGGCCAAATAGAATTCTTTCCAGTGACTTGACCACAGGCAATGAAGGTTCCTGATAAGGCCCAGGAAGCTTCTGACTTGAAAGATTCTATGGTTGCCTCTCGCTCACAGACTAGACGGAGTGCTGGAGTTTGGCATCTGCCAGCTGACAAGGCAGTGCCACCTCCAATATGTTTCCATAGCAATGGTGAGATAGTAAATCCGACCATCATATCAAGCATGGCTCTGGCTTGCTGGGAATTTACGCGGTTCATATCTATTGTCCTGGGTCTCAAGATAGCATCACAGACAGCATTCTTGGTAATCTCACGAAAGGCTGCCCTGGGATTTGTTAGAGGATTGAGCTTGAGAAGCACTGCTACACTATACGCAATGGCTTCACCCTCACGGTCGTCGTCAGCGCACAAGATAATAGAATCTGCTTCCTTTGCCGCTTCCCGAAGTTGGGCGATAGCCTTAGATTTCACCTTTGAGAATTCGTATGTGGGCTCAAAATTCTTTTGGATTCCTACTGAATCTAGGTCTGGAACTAGTCCACGAATATGACCCATAGACGCAATAACACGATGCCCTGGTCCTAAGAATCCCTGGATCTTCGAGCATTTCGCAGGTGATTCTACTATAATAAGTCGCATGTAACGAATGTACTAGATAGATGCTATTCATTTTTTATACTAGTAACTAGTAAAATTGATAGGTATTCTAATCTAATAATATATACAATGGACTATTCAAAGAAAAGTAAACATGAACTTATTGAACTGTGTAAGCAACGTAATATAGTTGGATACAGTAATAAAAATAAGGATGTCTTAATTAAAATGCTTACACCGTCTTTACTGCAGTTACCACAGGTTCCACAAAATACAATGGTGCCTCTAAGCTATAAGGTTCTTTCATTATTCTCAGGAATGGGAGGAATGGACGTTGGCTTTGCCGAGCAAGTGGTAGTTCATAAGAATTCAGTTCTACCTGAATTCATTGAGTCCCAATATACCATTGATGGGTTTGTGAATCTTAAGAGGCTTCCATTCAAGATAGTCTTTCAAAATGATATTCTACCAGAGGCAAAGAAGGTTGCTGAACTCAATGGGTGGAATCACAATTATACATTCAAGGATGTCCGAGAACTTCTTAAAGAGAATCACGTATTCCCAGAATGTGATGTGATTACTGGAGGCTTTCCTTGTCAGGATTTCAGTCACGCAGGGAAACGTCAGGGGTTTGATTCTACACGGGGAACCTTGTATCAGTCATATGTTGAGATTGTGAAGAAGTGTAAACCAGTTATCTTTGTAGCTGAGAATGTAAATGGTCTTCTTACGATGCCTGGAGAGCCTATTAAGCAGATTATCTCTGATTTCTCTGAAGCAGGATATGAAGTTAAGTATCAGCTAGTAAAATGTGAAGAGTTCAAGATTCCTCAGACTCGATGGAGGGTGATTATCATGGGAATTCGTTTGGATAAGCGACCAATGGTTTCAGATACATGGAATAGTATTACAGAAAATAAGGGATTCTGTCCTATTAAGCCTTACTTTGCTCACCTTCTAGAGCCAGAGGTAACCACTGACCCTGCTCAGAAAGTGTATTCAAAGGCAGCAAAGTTAGAGAAAGGTCAGGGGCAAAAAGAAGTAAACCTGGATGAATGTGCTCCAACGATGCGAGCAGAGCACCATGGGAATATTGAGTTCAGACGTCTCACGGGTGGTAAGAATGAATTAGGAATGCCACAGAGACGTTTAACAGTGCGAGAGGCTGCCTTGATTCAGACGTTCCCCCCTAACTGTCTGCTAACAGAAGCCAAGGTGACAAGTATGGCATATAAACCAATAGGGAATGCTGTGCCTCCTCTATTGGGGTATCTAATTGCTCGAAAGGTCAGAGAAATTCTTGAGAAATGTAGCCTATAAAAATTGAAATAATGTAATATGGGCTTACTAGTAAAATGGTAGATCCATATGAGCAAAAAATCCACTCAAATCTCAGGCAGGCAGGTATTCAAGTAGATGATTTACATTCTGGTTCCTCAAATATTGGTCCAGACATGTGTGCTCATTTAGATAATAATTCATCTCTCTTTATTGAGGCAAAGGCTAATAAAAGTGCTCAGATGGGTGGAACTTCATATCGTTATGATAAGCTATCGAAATCTTTAACTCCAGTTTCCCCGACTAAGTATGATGACCTTATTCACATAGCAATTCTTAAAAAACAAAAGGAAATTGACGCATATCTAGATAAGCTTGGCGTTACATCGATACCTCTTAAGGCTACAAAGGACCAACGGAGTGAACTTAAGTCTCTTGGTCTACAGGCTGCTATTGAATCACATGTATCTGTTCCTATTAACTTCCTTATTGATCATTACAATAAGAAGGGAGTGTATTATATTCAGATTGGCGGTCAAGGGTTCTTCTTTATGGGTTCAAATCCATTAAAATTGCCTATTCCAGAAATCTCAGGGGAAATGCGTGTTGAAATACGACTAGGGTATGGAGGTGGAAAACCAGGGACACTTGTAAGAACGGCGGGTCTACGTGTTCAGGGTAGGTTGAAGACATCTAACACATCACCTTATACACTTGAGAATCCAGATCATATTAAACAACTCTTTATGAATGGTACATCACCGAGCGTACCTTAAAACTTGAAACATGTTTTTTTAATTGATAGGTATGGCACAAGATACAGGCAAATTCAGAACAAATACAAAGGACCAATATTACACTAAGGCTTCTATCGCCAAGGACTGCGTGGATGCTATTCTACTGAAGTGCCCTGAGGCATCAGGGTATCAATGGATTGAGCCATCGGCAGGAAATGGAGCATTCTTGAAGGTCCTACCAGCCTCTATTAGTAGACTTGGAATTGACTTGGATCCTAAGATGGATGGAATTGTGAAGGGTGATTTCTTGACATGGGAGCCAACGAGTCCTAGTAAGAAAGTCTATTTTGGGAATCCACCCTTTGGAAAACAGGGGTCCTTGGCGAAGTCGTTTATCAAGCATTCCTGTGAAAAAGCAGAGCTAGTAGCATTTATCTTACCTAGGTCATTCTTGAAGCCGTCTATGTCCCGAGCCTTTCCACCAAAGTTCCATTGTATCTATGAAAAGGAGCTTCCAAAGGATTCCTTTGAAGTCAATGGAGTAGCATATGATGTCCCCTGTGTGTTTCAGATATGGGTAAAGAAGTCTGAAGATAGAGTTAAATCTGAACCCGTGAAGGAAATAGGCTTCAAGTATACTAAGGCATCTGAAGAGTTCCATCTTGTTATCCGTCGTGTTGGTGCAAGGGCTGGAATATGTAATCTGAAGGGTACCTCGGAATTCAATTCTCAGACACACTATTTCCTCAAACTAGATACTCCAGGTAAATCTCAGGGACTTATGGATGAAGTGAATAAACATACATTTCCATCTAATACAGTGGGCCCGAGAAGTTTATCAAAGTCTGAGATTAATGAGGTAATTAACAAGTTTTTAGTTTCTGTCTAATCTGTAGAATGTCGGGCTCCGACAATCATGTTCCAGTCAATATAAAAAAAGAAGGTATGGGTCTTGATTCAGAACCCTTAGAATATACATCAAAGGGTCTTACTACACTTCCTAGAGATGATCCTAATTATTCAACAGCAACTATTTTATTAATGAAAGATAACTTATTAACTACTCTAAATGCATCAGAACTTCCACGAAATCTTACATATCTTGAATTATCTGACAATGCAGAACTTACAACGATCACTGGAACCTTTCCTGCAACCTTAGATGCTTTGATGTTAGATGGAACCAATATAACTGAAATACCTATACTTCCAGGAAATCTTTCAACACTTGCAGTAAATGATACACCTGTTGGAAGAGAGAAAGGAATACGAAGCACTATTCATACAAAGCGTGAAATAGATGAATTAACAAGACCTGTAAATACATCTAAATATATTGAATGGACTGCAATTGACTATAGTCGTGCTATATTTACTGAAGAAGAACAATATCAAATAAGATTTCTTCCTAGTAAAGAATTTGCTGAAGAAAAAGAAAAGTTTAAAAATGCAATTCTAAAGAACAGTTCCTTATGTCGTAGCACAATCGGTAAAGATTACATTGAGACAATGATTGATAATACATCCAATATTATAAGTGAAAAAATAGGCGATACTGTATTAGCATTTTGTCTGTTTCATATCAATCCAAGCTCTATTTATATAGATGTCATATGTTCTTCACAAATCAATAAAGGAGGTGGCTCAAGAATAATAGATAAAATCATTTCCTATATGAAAAATCACCCCGAAATTCTATCTATTAATCTGGAAAGTATAAGTGATTCCATTGGATTTTATGAAAAGAAACGATTTAAGAGGTGTAATGCAAAAAAGCTCTGCCCGATGACATTAAGCAGATCAGAAATAGAAGGTGGATATAGACGTAATAAAAGAACGACAAAGGTTCGTTCTAGAAGACTTAGAAAGACTAGACGCGCCCAGAGATCTAAGTAAAGTACAATCAACATAACTAGATGGATAGACCAAACACCTCGGCAGAAGGTTCTTTATTAGAACTTGTGGCGAGAGGTAAAAAAGATGTATATTTCATGTCAAATGAAAAGACAGCACGAGTTCCTTTTTCTTACAATATTCAGACATGGCCAGCAACAATTAATGAGACAAGACAAACTCAGCCACTCAACATGATAGACTTTGGTCGCACAGTGGAATGGGAGATGGAAATCTTTGGAGATATCTTGAAGTCGGCAGCCCTTGTTATAGATTTACCAACCTGGCTTCCCTTGACCATTGCTCCTCTCAATCAGACTAGCATAGTCTTAGATTCTAATGGAACAACTTATGGATATACACAGGGTATAGGAGCGTTCTTGTTCGAACAAATCCAGTTTTACCAGGATCAGCTATTGCTACAAGAATTCAGTGGAGATTTCTTGTATGCCTGGAATCACTTTCAAAGTTCTTTATCTCAGGAGGCTCTAGCTTTAACAGAATTTGGATGTCATGGAGGGAGTCCATTGGATATCCAAAGAAATGCGAATCCAAGAAGACTTACCTTGCGTTTACCTCTTATTGGTTGCGCTCATCCAGATGAAGGGGGTTTACCATTTGTCTCTCTCCCCGGTCAGAAATTCAGGATTCGTTGTAAATTACGGAGACTTGAGGACTTAGTAGAGTCATCTAACCAGGATATAAAGCCGACACCATGGACAAAGACGGATTTACAGGTTATAGACAGGCTAGGAAATCAGACGGCCTTTGTACCTTTTACCAGGGAGCAGATTGGCAAACCTTTAATAACCCTTGAGACAACACAACTCTATGTTAGACAGGATTTACAGACACTTATGAAGGGTGCTAAACTTCAGATACCCTTCTTGAGACCCTTTGAAAATAAATTAAGTTTAGATCCATCTGATTACGTGGCAGTAGGAAATGGAGGGACATCGTATGTAACAAAAAGAATAGACGGACGTCATCCTGCTGAGTCAGTTATGATTTTCTTTCAGTCAGAATATAATGTGGAAAGGAATCAACTATGGAATTTGAAGAATCCAAAGGGTACAGGAATCTATTATAATCAATTACAGTTATTAATTGCTGCAAAGGAACGAGAGAAATCATGGGATACCCAGTTGTGGGAGCGAATTTCTCCTTGGACAAAGTGTGAAAAAAACCCAGGTATAGAAGTGTCCTGGATATCATTTGCTGTTGGTCCGCAGTATGGGAATAAGGCTCCTGAAATGAGAAGACCCACAGGGACTGTTAATTTCACAAGTGCTGATAAGCCAACTCTTTGGTTGGATATTCAAGATACTTTGCCAACAAGCCAGGGGCAAAAAAGAGTAACAATGAGGTCAGTAACAATTGGATGGGGGATTTATTCTATTGAATCAGAGAGAGGCTCATTGGTTTTTGGTAATTGAGCTATGGTAATTAACCTGTGGTAATTAATCAAGATGATCATCATCAATTCCATGAAGATAATGAGACTTTGAAAAGCGAGGAGTGTATTCTTGAATAGGAATTAGAGGAGGCATATCATCAAACTCATCATCTGCTGGAAGTAGCCGAGGAGAATGCGCAATCTTAGAATTAAAAGTCCGTGCGATATTTCTCTGGCGTGTCTCATTGATAACGTCTTGTAGCTGTGAATACACAGTAGCCTCCTGCTTCTCTGAAACGGGATTAGCAACAGTAGCACCTTGCTCCTGTTGCTTCTGAGAAAGCTCATCAGATGAGGAATCACATGAAGTATCTAGTTCATCATACTGGTTAACATGAACTGTCTTCATATGTAGACTGGCAGATAGCAAACAGAGGTGTCCGATTGTAAGATAGATACCAAGGAAGCAAAGGAGGCATGCCATATAATACTTGAACCACCAGGTTGTAGTATACAAGGCAACTAGAAAGAACAGCACTTGTAGGTCATCATATACCCTATCAATAAGACGCACCTTAGTCCGCATACAGCATCTAGGAGAAATTACGTCTACAATAGGTGTCATTTTATATACATGGATACCAATGGAAGCTAGCATCAATTTTTGTACCATGGAACGCTAGCGCATAAATTTGACTGCTATAGCTCACTATATTTAAGCATGACCACCTATCGCCTCGAGCTTCTAGTTACTGAGCAGGGTGCTCCGTTTTATCCAGCGGTAGGAACTGTTGAGAAGCTTCCTAAGGATAATGCTGGCTATGACCTAAAGGTTGTCACGGCATTGAACCCTGTTACCATGGCAACACTTGTTCCTCTTGGTGTGAAGGCTCGTATGATCGAGACGAGTCTACAAGGACAGCAGGATTGCCATTTTACTCTAGAGCCTCGGTCATCGATTTATAAGACTGGATTTATGATGGCAAATAGCCGTGGTATTATTGACATGACATATCGAGGACAACTTATGGCACCCGTTGTATCAGTTGGAACAAACTTTGCTTCTGTGGAGGCAGGAACCCGACTCTTTCAAGTGATCGCACCAGGTCTTGGTTACATTAATGAGGTAGCGTATGTTGATTCTCTTCCTAGTTCGGTGCGGGGCGAGGGAGGATTTGGAAGCACAGGGACTAAGTAGATGGACATCAGTCAGAAAAACGCCTATGGAACAAAACAGCCAAGAGGTCCAGCTACGACTTTATTAGATTTAGTATCACGAGATATACAAGATAATATTCTTTTTCCATTAGATGCTAGTGTAACACGCTTTACACGAGACGAGACACTACGGACAGTGCCAATGTCATCTGTAATGAGAGAATTTACGTTTCGTGGCCCTGCTACTCTTGGTCAGACATTCACCTTTGAACTAGGAGATATGAACTGTGGAGATTTAATCAATGGTCTTTTTATTCAGATACAGCTTGGAGATTGGCTTACAGCTGGAACTCGAGAGAATTTACGGCAGGGTATTATGATACCATTAAATTCAAATGAACTCTGGACATATTGTAATTCTATTGGTAGCTCGATCTTAGAAGAGGCAACCTTTGAAGTGGATGACCAGGTCTTAGAAAGGATAACAGGAGATTCTATTCATGTTAGCTGTTTATTATTTCCAGATCTGAACGGTCAGGTGGGCTTAGCAGATACGTTAGGATTCAAGGCAATTGATGAAGTAAAACAATGGGATGGCCTCCGTGCCTTTCCAATGGAAGAAGGATGGATTACCGTCCCTCTTATGTTTTCTATGTTACGTGAGCGTCTTACAGCAACCTTTCCTTTAATCGCATGTCGTGAAGGAACTATGCGTATCCGTGTAACCTTAAAGAGTTTTACTCAGCTTGTTCGTAGTATATCTGGAAGTCGTTCGTCATGTGATGATAGCCCAGTTGGTAAAACATTCTCTTTAATAGACAATCGCTTACCAATAAATAAGATCAAACAGTTTCCTATTACAGGTGAACCAGGGCTAAAAAATATCCAGCTTCTAACTCAAGGTGTCTTTGTTGATGGTCCTTATCGTGAGATGTTATTACGGCAACCTTTTGAGAGACCCTTTCGAGAAATTCAGCAATTTGATTTTACGGAGCCTTTGAAATACGTAGTAAATAAGACAGGGAATGATATGATTACAGTCCAGTTACCTCTAGAAGCCAATCAGCCAGTAGAAGAGATAGTATGGTTTTTGAGAAGAAAGGCGGCTGTTACTCAGAATAATGACTGGGTAAATTACAGTGCCACCTTGGAAAAAGAGTATCATCCAATCTTTGGTCCTCTTCAACCACTTTTGGTATCTGCGAGATTACAAGCAAATGGCCTTGATATTATAAGTCAGGATGAAGCATGGTTTCGCTCTCATATTGCTAGAGCTCATAGATCAGGAAAGGTGTCTTATGATGCCTTCGTCTATGGGTATTCATTTGCAAAACATCCAGGGGAACATGATCCAACTGGTACTATGAATGCCAGTCGTCTGAATTCGCTTCGTCTGACACTGAATGTTAAACCACCTGGAGGGTCGTCTGATACTGAGTGGGAAGTCCATGTCTTTGTCTATGCTTTCCAGTGGGTTCGTTTTGGAAATGGCATCTGTAATAAAGTATTTATTGATTAAGCGCATTATATGGTATAAACAAAGCAAACTAGTATACTAGAATGGTGGCAAGCCTGTTGAAGATTATATCCACAGGCATGCAGGATGAAAGATTACAGCCTCCGAAGGGGC